TTTGAGAACTGGTGTGCGGATGCAGGTATCGTTCAGGACTTAGGGGATTATTTTGGGAATACAAGGGGCAACTACTCCGAGTATTCAGCCATCTGCTCGCGTATAAGGCGAACCATCCGTCAAGACCAAATTGAGGGGGGCATGGTTGGTCAGTACAACCCATCCATCACTCAACGCCTCAACAACCTTGTGGAACGTCAAGAGAACACGGTTCATATTGAGCAACCCCTATTCCCCGACAATGGCTGATTCTATCGTTGAGGGAGTCATTGACCAATTCAGGACAAGAGCCGAGCAGGGCAAAGCCAAGTACGGGACGACCATGGACCGCAACGACCTGACCCCGATGGAGTGGATTCAGCACTTACAGGAGGAACTGATGGATGCGGTGGTGTACCTGCAAAAGATAAAGACCCTTGAAAGAGCAGGAGAAGTTCATCCGAACCACGGCCGTAAATAAGGTCCGTGAGTTAAAGCGGTTCGTCAAAGGGGTACAAGGCGGCTCGTCCGCATCCAAGACGTACTCCATCCTTGCCGTTGAGATTGACTATTGCACGAAGAATCCCTACACGGAAACGAGCGTCGTAGCCGAATCCATCCCACACCTGAAGCGTGGGGCCATGAGGGACTTCATGAAGATTATGACCGTGACTGGGCGGTTCAACGCTGCCCGATGGAACGCCACCGACTTTCGGTACAAGTTCGCTAACGGGTCTTACATCGAATTCTTTTCGGCTGACGACGATTCCAAGTTGAGGGGTGCAAGAAGGGATAGGCTCTACATGAACGAGGCCAACAACCTATCCTTCCACGCTTACACGGAATTGGCTGCACGAACCAAGCAGTCGGTTATCCTTGACTGGAACCCGGTCAACGAGTTTTGGTTTCATTCCGAACTGATGCACGACGAGGACGTGGACTTCCTCATTCTAACCTACAAGGACAACGAAGCCTGCCCCAAGAGTGCGAGGGACTTCATCGAGAAAGCACGGGTCAAGGCTGACACTTCGGAGTATTGGGCTAACTGGTACAAGGTATATGGCCTCGGTCAGGTCGGGACGCTGCAGGGTGCGATATACGAGGACTTCGAGGTGGTGGAGGGTATAGATGTCAGCCGAGCGAAATTCGTCGCCTTGGGGCTTGACTGGGGCTTTAGCAACGACCCTACGGCCTTGGTCGCTATCTACCGCCAAGGGGACTGCCTGCTCATTCAGGAACTGCTGTACTCCACGGGCCTGACCAACCAAGACATCGCAGACAAGTTGCGGTCGCTCGGCATCACAAGGGCTTGGGAGATAGTGGCCGATTCAGCGGAACCGAAGTCCATCGAGGAAATCTATCGTCTTGGCTTTAACATCAAGCCAGCGGAGAAAGGCCCCGACTCGGTCAGGAACGGCATCGACATTCTGAAACGCTTTAAATTGCAGGTTACCAAGGATAGCACCAACTTGATTAAAGAACTGCGGTCCTACACTTGGGCAACCGACAAGGAGGGCAAGAACACGGGGGTCCCCATTGACTCGTTCAACCACGCCTGCGATGCGATGCGGTATGTGGCCCTTAACAAATTGAGGGTTAGCAACTCGGGTAAGTATGTTGTGGTGTAACTTTGGGGCATGAACACCGAACGCATCATCGACCTGCTAATTGAAATTGGGAAGACGCTTGCAGCCGTTTTCTTCATCATCACCCTTCTAACCCTCCTTTGGACCTTATGAAAGTCGTCCACTACTACCACATCTACTGCGGAGGCAACTGGCAGTTGATACTCAACCAGCACATGATGGCGGTCTGCAACTACGGCCTTATCAACGTCTTGGACGAGATTCGTGTCGGCATCGTCGGTCCACCCGAACAACGCAAGGCGGTCAAGGAGGTGCTGGAAGGCTCGATGGTGGCTGATAAGGTCAAGGTCGTGGTAACCCGGACCAACGCTTGGGAGCAGGCGACGCTAACCGAAATGTACCGGGCCTCGCAGGAAGAGGAAGCCGTGTACCTGTACGCCCACACCAAGGGGGCTGCAAATCCATCCTTGACCACCCAACTATGGGGCAGGTCCATGCTGTTCTTCAACGTCGTGGCTTGGGAGCGGTCCATGCAAATGCTGGAGCAGGCCGATGCCGTAGGATGTCATTGGATTACCAAGGAGCAGTTCCCTCACATGGCCGATGCCAACAACCCCGAAGGCTATCCCTACTTTGGGGGCAACTTTTGGTGGGCCAAGTCCGAGCATATCAAGCAACTTGGAGAACCTGCAAGGGACCACCGATTCCGAGCGGAAACTTGGGTTGGCAAGAAGCCCGACACGAAGGTCTTTGATTCCAACCCCGGCTGGCCTTCGCCTGAAAAATTCGTTGTAACTTTTTGAGCATGAAACTACTCGCAAACATCGCCTACCACCACAACCCCGAAAGGTTGCCAAACCTCATCCGGGTCATCGAGGCTATCAAGTCCTACCCGGTGCAAGCCGACATCTTCGTGGACACCAACGACCCCGAAGTCGTGGGGCTACTTGCGGACCAACCTGTAACGGTTCACGCCCACACGCAACTCTCACACCCTTGGATGCTGACTGCAGTCCATCGGACTCGCATCAAGGAAACCTACAAGTACTTTGACTGGGTGGCCTACTTTGAGGATGACATGATGCTGCCCAAGGAAGGCTTCGTCAACTTCACGGAGCGGTTCGATTCGATGTTTGCCGATGGCTTGTACCCGTCCTTCACTCGCATTGAAACCTACGACGACAAGGAAGGCGAATGCACTCCCGACGTGAACGAGGTCCTGCCCAGTTCCGTTTGGTGTCAGTACAACGGCAAGGACTATGTGAGCCTGCCCTTCTTCATCAACTACCACGCTTTTTGGATGTTCAGCGTCAAGAGGCTTAAGGAGGTCCTGACCCGTAGCCCCGAAGAACTTGACAAAATCCCCGACAACGGTCTATTCAGGGAGAGCCTTGCGTCCTTCCCGATTTGGTCGCTTGGCTTGAAGCCGATGCTGGAGTTCACGGAGCAGGGCGAACTTGCGGACCATTGCAAGGTGTTCCACCTAACGAACAATTACAAGCACGGAAGCACCAACATTAAAACCCTCTTCAAGCGATGAAACAACTCGACGCTTTACGCAACACCCCACGGATGTACTTCCTGCCCATCGACTACCATTCGGGCAACAACCGGGTGGACGGCCTCATTGACCTTTGCCAAAAGTACCTCAAGCCCACGGACAAGTGCGTGGAGGTCGGTTCGTTTTCGGGGGTGAGCAGTCAGGTCATTGCTCTGCATTGCGGAGAACTGCATTGCGTTGACACTTGGGACTTCGGTGGCACGATGCCAGCCGAGCAGATGTTCGACCTGATGCACCCGAACTACCCCAACATCGCCAAGGTCAAGATGACCAGCATCGAAGCATCCAAGCAATATGCCGATGGCTCTCTTGATTTCGTTTACATTGACGCTGACCATTCCTACGCCTCGGTCGTTGCAGACATCAACGCTTGGAAACCCAAGGTCAAGCAGGGCGGTTACATCGCAGGACACGACTCGTATATGCCCGAAGTCTTGAAGGCGGTTATGAACTGCCTCGGTGAGCCCTTGCAGTACTTCACCGACACCTCTTGGATTGTCAAACTATGAAACTCCAAGACCTCACCATCGACCAGTTCCAGCGCATCGGAGCCATTGAGTTCTCAAGTGTGCTTGGGGACTACGACAAGCGTGCAGGAGTCGTTGCAATCGTTGAGGGGGTGGATATATCGCTCGTGAGGGAAATGCCCGCCAAGAGCGTACTAAAGCGTTACAAGGCCATTATCAGCGAGTGGAACGCATTGCCTGCCCTTGGGTACAAGCGGAAGTTTAAAGCCGGGGGCAAGTGGTGGATCCCGACGGTGTTCACGGATGAACTTACGGCTGGGCAGTTGATAGAGTTAATGGACGCAAACACGACGGACGAAAAGCAGTTGTTGCAGAACCTTCACCGAATCATGGCGACCTTGTGCAGGGAAGGCGGTCTATTCGGATTCTTCCCGAAAAAGTACGACGGGGCTGCCCATGCGGAGCGAGCCGAACTGATGAAGAAACACGCCAAGGTGGGCGACGTTTGGGGGGTTGTCAGTTTTTTTTTGTTAAGTTCCGAACCCTACTTGAAAGTTTTGAGCGACTATTCCAAGCACCTGATGACGAAGGCAGGGGAGTTGACGTAAGCCCTCTCGCAGGGTACGGGTGGCTCATGGTCGTCTGGAGGATGGCAAACAAGGACGTTCTCAAGTTCGATGCCATCTTTGCCATGAAGGCGGTGGAGTTTCTCAATTATGCGCTCCTGATTCACGACATCTTGGAAGCCGAACGGATGGAAGCGGAGCGAGCGAGAAGAAGATAGTATATTTGCATTAGTCAGGTGGCGGAATGGTAGACGCACGAAAAAGCAGGTGAGATACAGACTGCTCCAGTAATGGATGTCAAGCGTCCTCGGAAGGCTCACACACAGGTTCGATTCCTGTCCTGACTACACATTCCAGCACGGGGGACATTTACCCACATGGAGTTCAACGTCTTTGTAGGGGGGTCAGGAAAGAAACTGACCGACATCCAAAAGGAGGCCCTTGCCGACTTTGGTGTAGCCCTCGAAGATGGGGCTATTGAGAACAAGTCCCATGCCTTGGTTGTCAAGTGGCTTGAAGGGGTAGTCCGTCTTGCAAAGCAGAACCTCGCCAAGTCGAACGCCATCGCAAGCAATGCCCTCTCGCAGTCCATCACCGTTACCCCTATATCCCTCAACGACCAGTCCTTCGTCGTTGCTATTGAGGCAGCGGATTACTGGAAGTTCGTGGACCTCGGTGTTAAGGGTGCAAACTCAAGCAAGCGTGCGCCTAACTCCCCATTCCAATACCGGGACAAGCGTCCGCCTATCCGTCCGATTCAGGAGTGGATTGCGTTCAAGGGCATTCCGTTGGAAGGCAGGGACAAGAAGGCAGCAAACAGATCCTTTGCCATCAACATCGCCAACAAGATTCGGAGGGAAGGTCTGCGAGCGACCAACTTCATGAGCAACGCAGTATCCCCCGAAATGATAGAGGTCCTGACCGAGAATATCGCAGAGGTCCTTGGCAAATCCATAAGCGTAGCAACAACAAGATAAAATGGCAGTAACCGTCCTTTCAGGGTCGCCCCAAGTGGCAACCCCCGTTTACAACAAGATGCTTTTCAAGGTCAGCAGCAACGAGATAGCCCAGCCTAATTACCGATTCGTTTGCGATGTCAAAGACAGCGCAGGGAGTACATACGCCCGGTTAAAGTGCGACAAACTGCCGATTACCAACCAAGGGTTCTTCGATGTCGCCAAGGTCGTTGAAACCCTTATTGCACCGACCAAGCCATCGCTGACGCAGACCGCATTCAGCAATCATTCGGGGTACTATTCGGGGTATCGCTTGGACTTCTTCGACGAATACGGGAACACGCCTGCCGTGCAGACGGGAACGGTTACCACCGTCAGCGGGGCCATAGCCTTTGCGGGGAACTTGGAGCAGTTAGAGTTCCAGTCCTACAACGCTGCAACCCGATTCCCTTCGGGTACGCTTTTGGGTAGTTTGGCTTTGACCACCCCGACCCGATTCGTGTGGCACTCCAACACCGAAGCGAGGTGGCTCGCTCAAGGGAAGGGAACCACGACGGCCAACTTTGACAAAGCCCTCATTCGGTATTACACGGCCGGGGGTACGTTGGTCCGAGAGTACACGGTCAACAACGGCCAACCAGCGGTGCAGCAAGTCGTCCGCTTTGGTGCAGGGCCAAGCAATGTCCGGGCATTGACTTCGGGTCAAGCCAGCGACGGGTTCAGCGGTGAGTACCTATTCCCGTCCAATGAAGGCGAATATTACACCATTGCCTTCGGGGACTCCGCTTGGAACGACTTCAACCAACGCTGCGATGCGGATGGAGCCGACCCAGCCGAAAGTTCATTCTGCTTGGAGGAACGATTTAACGAACTATACGAGGACAACTACGACAACTTCGGGCAAGAGTACGCCTATACGAAGGGTCTATGCGAGCGGTTCAACTCCATCCCGGTTCACTTCCAAAACAAGTGGGGCGGGCTTGATGCGTATGTCTTCACATTGAAGAACCGCAAGAGGGCCAACATTACCCGGCAGACGTTCGGCTACAACTCGGACGTTTATGCGACTACCACCTACGACAAAGTTTGGGCAGGGGAGTTCGACTACGTTTACGCACTCAACTCGGACTGGCTGACCGATGCAGAATCCGAATGGCTGATTGAGATGGTCAGGTCCGGGCAGGTATGGCTTGAACTGGATGGGCAGTTGGTGGAAGCAATTGTGAACGCCAATACTTACCAATTCACGACACGCAGAAACGACCGACTTACCCAGTTGCAGGTCGAGGTTGCCGTGGCTTACAAGAACAACATTTTATGAGCGTAACCCTCATCGCCTACCCTCTCAACGATTCCAACGCAGAGGTTCCCTACATCCTCGATACCATGGGCGAAATCGACATCGCCCTCACGTTCAGCGTGGAGGATATTGCCGACATAACCAAGCGAAGGGGGTCATTCAGTAAGACGATAACCCTGCCAAATACGCCAACCAACAGGGCCTGTTTCGGGTATGCTTACAACATTCAGTCCTTCGTGGGTGGATTCCAACCCAACAAGAAGATTCGTGCAGCGATGTGGGAGGACGGGGTCCAAGTGTTCAGCGGAGTGCTGCAACTGATTTCCATGTCCAAAATTCGGGGAGAGGTAACCTACGAAGTCGGTTTGTTCTCGGACGATGTGAGCCTGTTTAAGTCCATTGAGGGCAACCTCCTTGCGACAACCGTTGGGGTCAGCGGGATGAATCACACGCTGACCTCAGCCCATGTTTCTGCGACTTGGACCGCATCGGGTGCGAGCGGTTACGTTTACGGCTTGGTGGATTCCTACGGATATACCGATGTGGTTACGCAGGGATGGTTTTCGGTTCCTTACTGGAAGATGACACCGAGCATTTATGTGAAGAAGATGGTGGATCTAATCTTCGCACAGGCAGGGTATCGGTACACATCGGAGTTCTTTAACTCGGAGCGGTTTAAGAAACTGGTCATCCCTTACGCTGCTGGGGAAGCAATACTGAACTTATCGGGGTCAACGATTTTCGTGGCAAGTACCGGGACGGTTAGTGGGACGTTTGGTCAAAACCTAACAATAAGACTGGAGGACGAAACGGGTAGTTATTACGACCGCCCCGGTTATTGGAACCCTTCGTCAAGCACTTTTGTTTCGCCTTCATTCCCGACTCGTTGGAATGTAACTGTCAATTACGAATTACAGGCTCAATTCTCTACTGCCGCTTATGGATTCGCAAATATGTCAATACGGAATCTCACAACTTCGGGGGATATTGCGGTCATTCAAGGAATTGTAATAAACTACCAAAGCGGTCTTAGTGGTCCGCTATCAACAACTTTTGCCAATATAACCATACCGCCAAACACAACGGCCAACCTCGGTTTTGTGTTTACGACTCCACAGGGAGGGACCATTCTTCAAGGAGCAACCGTCCTTTGGGAGTGCTTGGAGAACCCTCAAACATTGCACACCGTTGACATGAGAACCGCCCTGCCTGCTGACGTGAAGCAGAGCGACCTCTTGCAAGACCTGCAAAAGATGTTCAACCTCTACTTCATGCCGGACCCAGCCGACCCGAAGAACCTCATTGTGGAGCCTTGGGTGGACTTCTATTCATCGGGGGTGGTTGACTGGTCGCAGAAATCGGATGAGAACGCAGAGCAGAACATCACGAACGGGGACCCGAATCAGTACAAGACTATCGTGTTCAAGTACAAGGATGCCGGGGACTATTTGTCAAAGTTGGATAAATCGAACTACCCGCTTGCCAAGGAAGGCTACGGAG